CGGACGTTGTTGCGTCTGCAACTGCTGCTTCTGCAACCTACACCCGTGGAACGACTGCTGCCGCTAGCGGTGGCGTCGCTGAGGACCTGAACCAGACCATGGCGAAGGTCGAGGCTGACGGGTTCCCGGTGAACGGTTGGGTCACCAAGACCACGTTCCGGTCGGTTCTCCGTTCTGCGCGTGACACCACGGGGCAGAAGCTTCTCGATGTGTCTAACGACACCATCGAGGGTTCGCCCGTGTACTACGTCATGCCTGGCCTTTGGCCGTCGGGTTCGGGTGTTGCTGAGCTTATCACCGGTGACTGGTCGCAGATGATGCTGGGTGTCCGCCAGGACATTACCTACAAGATTCTGGACCAGGCCGTGATTCAGGACGGGTCGGGGACGATCCAGTACAACCTCGCTCAGCAGGATATGGTGGCACTGCGTGTCGTCATGCGCCTCGCCTGGCAGGTTGCGAACCCCATCAACTACGAGAACACTTCGGCTGCCACCCGGTACCCGTTCAGCGTTCTCCTGACCCCGTAAACCTCGAAAGTCAGAAAGGATAAAACATGGCTGACTTTAAGGTTGTGGTCGCTAACCCGACGGCGAGTAACATTACCTCGACCATCGGTTCTCACGTTGCGACCGCCCGAGAGGCAACCGTCCTCACTCTGGATGACAGTACTGACCTCCCAGACCTCAAGGACTTCATCGCTGGTGGTTGCTCGGTTGGACCGCACGACCCAGAGACGATGCAGGACAGGCAGCAGAGCGGGTTTCTGCTCTACATGCTGCAGCAGCCTCGCGCTGCTGGCTGATAGGTCCTAGTGCAAGACTACCACATAGTAGTCTCGAACCCAACGGGGGCGGATGTGACTGCCGCTGGTAACCACACCGCCCCCGCTAGGTCCGTTTCTGTGCAGCACATTAACTCTGCCTCTCCTGACCACTATAAGGATTTTCTAGACGCTGGGTGTTCTGTTGGTCCTTACGACGGTGGCACTATTCAGGAGAGGCAACATGGGGGATTTCTTCTATACATGCTCCAAGTTGAGCAGGAGGAGTAGGATGCCTAAGAGTATGGGTTATGGTGGTAAGAAGGGTAAGGGCGGGCGTAAGAAGTAATGGCGCTCACCGCTGAGGAACAGAGAGCGCTTGATTGGCAGACGGCCCGTCGGGCCCGTAAGCAGTTTAAGCGTTCCCTGCAGTCCCAGTTGACTGCTCCTGGGAGTAACAGAAAGACACTCGAGGACAACTGGGACCCGCTCAACTACCGCGCAACTGTGGTAGATAAGTACGACGAGTGGACGTTGGAGGACATTGAGTATGACCAGAGCCACAGCACTCTCGCGGTTGGAATTGTTTGGAGAGACGGCTACCGAGCCCGTCATTTCTAGCGACGAGAAGAACACCCTCCTTGATATGGCAAAGGAGGCAGACAAGTTTGGTGTCTGGCCAACTGATGCTGACTGGACAGAAACCTACAATGCTAACTTCGCAATCGCTCAAGCATGGCTCCTCAAGTCGTCACGACTCGCTCCGCGGTACCTGTTCATGGATGGTGGAAAGATGCTCTCCCGCAATCAGTACTATGAGCACTGCATGAAGCAGTACCACAAGTATTCTATGAAGGCAGGTGTTCGGGCGCAGAAGTTGAGCCCGACGAGCCTTGGCCTTGACCCGATTCCGAATAACACTTTCTAATGGCAGAGAACACCCCATCAGTCGCAGAACTCACAGACCTGCGAGGCGCTATGACCTCGTGGCGTCCGGACACTGCTTCTGTATATCGCAAGCCTTCGGGTAGTGCAGATGCCTATGGGGGTTACGGAACCACGAGCGCTTACGTTCTCGTGAGTTCAGGTAACGCTGTTTCTGTCGAGTCTAGCCCCTCAAACGAGCAGGAACGTGCTCTTGAGGGGATTATTGGTGAGGTTCAGGTCTTTTACATCACCTTTGGTTACAACCAGGATGTCCAGGTGGATGACAAGGTTGTTCTCACTAGTATGGGAAATATCGAGTTGAGGGTTCGGGCAGTTACTGCTCCAGAGTCCTGGGAACTCGAGCGCCGTGTTGCTGCGACAAGGTTGGGTGTGTGATGGCTGGAAAAGCAAACTTTTACCTGACTGTAGATTTTGACTTCATTCCGCAGGTTGTGGCGAATGTTGAGATGGCGTCTCGTGGCGCTCCGATGAAGATTGCAAAGGAGATTCAGAGGACTGCAAAGCAACTTGCCCCTCACAGGACAGGACACCTCAAAAGCACTATTGAGGTGCAGTCACTCGAGAGGGGAAAGACTGCTGAGGTCTTTGCGTGGGCAAAGTACGCAGCATGGCAGGAGTACGGAACGTCCCGCGGAATTGTCGCTAAGTACTACATGACAAGAGCATTTCAGAGACATGCTCAGGAACTCAACGGCGCGATTATTGGCGCTATCGTACCCTGGTAATGGATTCTATCAACGAACACCTGGTAGGTGCTAAATGGCTTACCTCAACCATCGGAACCTTGGGCGGCACTGTGTCGGGTGCCTTCCTCGACATTATCCCGAAGGAAGCGAGCCTTCCTGCTGTCAGGTACTCTGCTGCAATTCTCGAGGACACCATGCCCATCGAGGGCACGCGCATTATGACTCAGATAGAGTGGACTGTTCTTGTTGTGCGCGAAGGTCTCGAGGTTGCCCCACTTGTTCCCATTGCCAATGCACTAGATGCTGCACTACACGGTGCAACGGGAACTGCTGATGGATTGCGAATTGACTGCACTCGGATGAGGCCATTCGAGATGCTAGAGCTCGATGATGATGGTGGACAGTACCGTCACGTCGGAGGACAGTACCTAACTGTGATTACAGAAATCTAAGGAGACACTATGGCCGAGAGGGCTACTCTTACGCAGGGCGTGCAGCTGGGGGTTGAGAGCACCTCCGGTACTGCTGTCGCTGCTAACAAGAAGCTCAACTCTACTTCTATCGAGACGAAGGTCATGGCGGAGATTGAGCCCTATCGCCCGATGGGGACCAAGTACGCCACGACTGAGATTCTTGGCAAGGAGTGGAGTGAGTTTGATATTGAGGGTGTCGGGTCGTACAACGACTCCGTCTACCTTTTCGCTTCATGCCTTGCTGATCCGACTAGTACTCAGCAGGCTGCAACTACTGCTTACCTGCACGAGTTCGAGCCGTCGTCTACTGCTACGGACACGGTGAAGACCTACACGATTGAGCACGGGTCGTCTGTTCGCGCCCACAAGCTCGCTTATGGTATCGTGACTGGTGTTGAGTTTGAGTTCACGCGGGACGGAGTCGCGGTTAGCGGGTCCGGGATGGGTCAGGACACGGAGGATGGTATCACCCTCACGTCTAGCCCCACGAGCATCGCGGAGAAGCCCATGCTTCCTACCGATGTAGACGTCTACTACGACACTACCTCTGGTGGCCTGGGTTCGACCAAGCTCGTTCGCGCACTCAGCGCGACTGTGTCTGTGTCTGACAGGTTTGGTCCTGTCTGGGTCCTCAACTCAGCGAATGACTCGTTCGTCGCTACTCTTGAGACCGAGCCGACTGCTGAGATTTCTGTCATGGTCGAGGCTGACTCGCAGGGTATGGGTCTGCTTACGGACATGCGCGACACCTCGACTAACTTCCTTCGCATCACCTCGACCTCTGCTGACGAGGCAGGCACGGGTTACCCGTACCTGTGGCAGTGGGACGCTGCTGTGAAGATTAAGGAGATTGGCGAGTTCTCGGACGAGGACGGTGTGTACGCTATTGAGTGGACCTTCGATATGGTTCACGACCCGACCTGGGGCAAGGCGTACTACGTTGCTGTCACTAACCAGCTTACGAGCCTCTAGGAGGATAGATGGGTAAGGACCCTCACAAGGATCCGGGCCCGCTTCGGCCCGAGGATGCACCTCCTGTGCCTCCCAAGGTAGAGAAGAAGGTGCATAAGACGGATGATTCTGTTAGTATTGACGAGTCCCCCAAGGACAAGTCGAACTAAGGAGTCAACGTGAAGGTATCTACTCTTAAGAGTAGGACCAGTAGGATCTGGGTTGAGGTTCCCGGAGATGATGGTGACACGGAGAAGATCTGGGTTGACTATCGTCCCGGGAATCTCACCTTGGATGTTTCTGAGAAGATTCGCAAGGCGAGCCTTGATTCTGAGAACGAGGCAATCTTTGTGCTTCTTGAGAATCTTCTTGCAGGATGGGACCTAGAGGCAGACGATGGTAAGCCTCTCGGTGTCAAGGCGAAGGACATTAAGTTGGTGCCCCTTTCCTTCCTCGCAGACATTATGGTTAAGATCGAGGAGGATGGGCGCCCAAACCCACAGAGGGACGAAGCCTAGGTCGTTGGCTTGCAACAGGCGGCGCTGTTGGCGACGTCCCTGAATGGTATCTACTCCTCAAAGCATCTGACAGGCTCAGGTGCAAGCCATGGGAGCTCCTAGAGCAACCAGCAGCATTTTACGATATGGCGTTG